CAGCCCAAACATCAACTGCAATACCCGTGTCTGCCAATACACTATCCAATATCTTCTTTTCTGTATTCTTAAAACTTTTTTTATAACTTTGTGCTTTTTGAACATCAACCCTTACTCCTTTTTTAATCATATTAAATATTATGGGTAGTAAACTCATTTCCAAATGGTAAACATCTTTAAGGCTTTCTTTTTCAATTATAGGCATCATGTGATGATATAATCTTAATGTTAAATCAGCATCTTGTTCAGCATATGAGCCAACAAAAATAGCTGGTAATTTATACATTTCACTTTTTGGATTTACACCAAACTCAGTAGCAGCTTGCTTTAATATGTTTTCATCTTTCCATTCATTCAACATATCTTTTCCTACAGCATTTAAAGCATAAGAAAATTTATTTTCATTAATTATGGGAGCCATTATCATTGTGTCAACTATTGGCCCATTAACCTCAATACCTTCTGCATGAAGCCAACCTAAATCATAAAGAGCATTGTGAGCTACTTTTACAGCATCTGTTTTCATTAATTTTGTAAACCAGTTAATGACTCTTCTTCTATCCCAATTAAAACCATTTTCGTGTCTTATAGGATAATAACCTTTCCACCCATCTACAGCCACAGCAATACCTATTATGTGTCCTTGTTTTGTTGTCCAACCTGGACCACTGTTTTTTAATTCTGGATCGTAAGTCTCTAAATCAAAAGCAATAACTTTTGCATTAAAAATGTCAGGTAATTCATGTGGAGGAATCCATTCTGGTTTTGGTTGAAAAAAATTTGTTTCTGTAACATTAGCCATTTTTATCCTTCCGTTGAACTATTTCACCAGCTATGCTTGCATATGCAGCTAAATCAACAAAGCTATCTTTTTTAGAAGAATGCATTAGTCTAGCAATTTTTACTAAAGCCATCATGATAGCAACTTGCTCTGGTTCTATTTTTACCTCTAAAAAAATAGACCATAGATCAGCTATACGTTGATGATTTTTAAGTTTATCTCCATAGTCTTTATTTCTTTCTCCTCCTATTAGATCTGATGCTTCTTTTAATATTTCTTTAGATATCATCTTTCATCACCATACATTCTATAACCTTCTTGTTTCTGAGCTTCAACAATGTACAAGTTTTGTTTTGCTCTTGTGACAGCCACATAAAATACCCGGTGTTCATCATCGGGATTCTTTATATAAGACTTATAAACTAATTTCCCCAAATCTAAAAGAACAACTACATTATCGCATTCTCCACCTTTAGCTTGATGAATTGTTGATACTCTTATTCTTGGTTCTTTACTAAAATCTTCTCCAAGATCTTTTAATCTTCTTAAATAAACAATCTCATAAGCATCTATATTATCTAGTACATCATACCAATTACCATCAGATAATAATCCATGATTTTTTTTAAGGTCATCAATACTTAACATAGTGTCTTCATTTAAATTTTTAAAATTTTTTCCTCCTCTTTTTATACCAATACCATTTTTCTTTTTTTCAGATTTAATTTTTGAGTATAGTGTTGATGCTTCTTTTAAACTTACTAATTCACCTTGTTGTAGTTTTTCCCAAATATCTATAGCATCAATTATGGTTCGTGATACGGGTCTATGTTCTCCTCTTCCATACCAGTATCCTAAATCTTTTAATGTATCTTCTATAATTTCATTTCTAATTTTTTTTGTTCTTCCTAAAATAAGCCAATTACCTTTGGATATGTCAATATGTTTAAGAGCTGCAACCCTATAAATTTTACCTTCTTCTTCTTTAGGTTCCCAAACTTTAGGTCGTCTTTTTCTTATGTGACTAATAATAAAATTTGCTAATCTGTAAATTCTTTTTGGACACCTATAAGATTTATTTAAAACAGTAACATCCCCTTTTAAATTAATAAATTTATCAACATCTGCACCAGACCACCTAAAAATAGCTTGATCATCATCCCCGGCAATGTAAACTTCTTTGCTTGTTTTAATAAGTTTATCAACCATGTTATATTGAATGCGAGGCATGTCTTGTGCTTCATCAATAAACAGTACATCAAAGTGTGTTGAAAATGTGTCATTTGTGTAATCAACTATCATGTCAGTAAAATCAAAGACATCATTCTTTTTTTTATATTCTTTTATAGCTCTATCAATATAATCTAATCTTTCCCACCTTATCGATTGTTCATCATTATAAAAGTCAAATGCTTTTTTAAGAGAGATATCTTTTAAACGAGATAAATTTATTAAATTAGCATAATGATAATTTGTGTTTGTATAAATAGATTGATCATTGTTATCAAAAACTAAATTAAAACCAATTGTTTGAGAAAGTTCTTTCCAATGTTTTGATTTCATCAACTTACTTTCATCTTGTGGAAGATGACTTAAAGCAAAACTATGTAATGTACGAAAATGAACTAAATCATCTTTACTAGCTTGAAACTTTTCTCTGGCTCTGTCTCTGGCTTCGTAAGCAGCTTTTTTGGAAAAAGAGAAAAAACCTATCTTGTCCCAAGCTATCCCACTTTCTTTTTTTTGCTGACAAATATTTAGTAATGTCGTTGTTTTTCCTGTTCCAGGTGGTCCTAAAATAATTTTTATCAAAACGGAATTTCCTCTTCTTCATTCTTACCTCCCAATACTTGATCTTCTTTAGATACCTCTTTGTCAGTAAGTACTGAAGGAAGATCGATCTCTTCTGTAGATTTTTCAAAAGCAGGTAGCATCCATACTCTTGTTTGTATTTTTCTAACAGAAACTGTAATGTTCAACCCGCCTAAATCTTTTAATCTTTGAACAACCCAAATTCTTTTTACTTTAAAATTCTTACTATTTTCCAACCATTTAGATAAATCTACTAATCTAAAGTAAGTTGGATTAGCTTGAATTTTTTCCTCATTAACTGTAAACTCTTTTGTTTTTTCATTATCTGTAAATGCTTTTTGCATGTCTAGTTCATCTATAGAATAAGCCTCTCCTCTTCCTATACAAAATTCTTTTAAGTAATCATTAAACTCTCCAACTTTTGATGCATCGGAAGGAGCTTCTTCTTGTCTAATTTTTTCAAATAAAATAGAAAGTATTTCATCCCAATCTTTATCTTTCATTGAAGGAACAAATTTTAATAATTGTTTACCAACAGTTTTTCTAATCAATCGATGACTATATAATATATCAATATCATCTATTTCTATTCTTCTATCTCCAACATTTAAAAACCATAATTCATCACCTAAAACAGACAAGTCACTATACTCTGGGTGATCAAAATCAGATTGACCTATGCCGTGTTTTCTAAGTTTACATAAAGCTTTTTGACACACAGAAGAAATTGGTTGATCATTACAGCGATAAGAATATTTAGGAGAACCATCTGTTTTATTTGACCTCACTTGTTTTTGTAAGGTAATAATTTCCCCTGCATCTAAAGGTGGATCCATATAATCCATATTATATTTTTCCATTAGCGCCTCCCAATTATCGGGATTAGATTTTCTATAAAAAATTCCTATGTTAAATAATCCATTATTGCGTGTACCTTCTGGGTACCCTTGGGTTGTTAATATTTGTAAGCATGGTGGTCCTTCAGGTATGACTTCTTGTTTAACCTGTATTGCTATCTTACTGATATCGTCACAAACATATTTATCATATAGTTCAAAGAATTCTTCGAGAGTAGCTCCCTCACCATTATCGAGATACGCGTACCGGGTTTCACCATGATAAGGTAAATTCAACCATGAACCTGTGTCTCTTTCATTGGCAAGTTGTGTTTGTTTAGGAAATATTTCTGCTTTTGCATGGCCAAGGTAAGAAGCTATCTCCCTAAGTTTTTGTTGAAACAAAGCAGCAGATTGAGGTTTTTTTGAAAAAAGAAAAATATGTGCACCAAAAGATTTTGATGAGCACATTATTAATGGTAAATTATATTCTCTTATTTTTGATAATATTTTTTTATGATCCAAAGGGTATTCGTCTACATCAATACATCCCCATGAAGATGTTGCATCGTCACGAATTGGTACAATACCAAGAGCAGGTTCTTTACCTTCCAAATGATTTTCATACATATGAAGAGTTGGTGGTTCGTGTTTCGTGAACATTTTACCATCTTTTTTACCATTAGCTTTTACATCAGTATAACGATACTCTCCATGCGCTCGGTCTAAACCCGTAAATATATCTTTAAATTTTTCTACTTTCATAAATCATAAAATAAAAAAAGGGGGCATAGCCCCCTTAACTTAAATATTAGCCAAGAATTTCGCTATGAGCAGATTGAGGTTTGACTTCTACAATATCCTCAGAGTCGCTCATTGCTTCAGGAGCTGGATCAATTGATCCAGAACTGACTAATTCATGAAAGTTTTGTGCTTCTCCCACAATAAAAGATGGATTTTTTAAATCATTAATAGATTTATCTAGAGTAATTTTCCATCCCCACCAATCATTCTTCTTATTTTGCTCAAGAACAGTTTCCATTTTGTAAACATTCGCAAACATTGGAAGAGTCATTAGTGACCCATTATTGGATTGAACTTTTTGATTCATCATCATAGTATTCCAATATCGAGATTTTTTGTATTGAGTTTTTTGCATAATGATTTGACATCTTTCAAAAGATCCATCATCATTTAATCGTAAAACAAAATACTCGGCAGTTCTCACAATATAAGTTGGGCTCATTGCACCATTAATCATATAGTGATCTTCACCATCTGCACCCCTTGTAAGAGGAGGGCAATTTTCTGGAGTATAAATTTTTTCTGGATAACCAGAACCTTCTCCTAATGGAGACCATTCAACACAGCGTACTCTAAAAGCACAAGGTATAACAGAAATACTGTTATAAAAATCTTTATTAACTGAATTAAAAATGTTTCCTTGCTCAAGTCCTTCAACATACTTAGCATTAGATTTTTTAACTTCAGGAGTTTGAGAACTAGCAATTTTTAAAAATGGTATTGCCATTTCTCCAGCATTAACATTTTCAAACCCAACACCAGCGTGGGAAGAAAAGTCAATTACTTCAGTCGATATTTCATTTTTCTTTTTTCTTGTTACATCGTTCATCGTTATTTTCCCTTTTTTATTTTTACTTTATTACCAACAAAAACACTAAACGTTTCCATTGGAATATCGTTCCCTTTGTTTATTTGTTCACCAATTAAGGCATTCAAGGTCATAGGTTCGACCTTGCGTTTTTGGTCTGGATATAATTGTCTTTGCTGTAATTCATTAATTAAATTTTCAGCAATTGAATTATCTCCTTTACCAAACTTTACAGAGACAATGTTCTTAATTAAGTCACCATGACCATTGTCTTCTAACCATTGAAAAGCTTCAGGTTGATTATCTTTAGATATTGAGCCTTTATAAAAAGCTTTAAAACTAACAGAATCACCTTCAACAGTTTTAATTTCTTTGACCCCTCTTTGAGTCATTAACTCAACAATTTTATCGTTGGCTTGTTGCAGCTCTTGTTTTTTTCTTTTAACCTGTTCCTCCAGATTTAAAATTTCTGATTCAATTTGCAAGTATTGATTAGATACTTCAGAGACATCAGATACTTCACTAATTTCAACTTTTTTATCTTGTGTTTGAAATTGTGTAAAATCAACTTTCTGATTCATGACTATTCCTTTCATTTAAGTCTATCTGTATAGGAAGATAAGTAAAAGTTCTTCTATCATATTTAAGAACTTTATATTTACCTCTGTTATGATAAGCAGCTACAGAAGTAGCTAGACCAATCATTGCAGGGTCTCCAATCAAAAGTAAATAATCGTTATCAGAAAAATCTCGTAAAATATTTTTTGCTTTTCTTGTAGCGGGCCCAGGCGATAAAAATATTTGTTTACCTTCCTCATAAATAGGAATAAGCTGACCATACTGTTGAGCAGATACAATATTGAAGCGAGATACTTCTTGTACTACAAACACTCTTGATTTTTTATCTTCGTCTTTCATCTTTCTTATTCATCCTATATTATT